CAACTACTATCAATTGTACTGGTAATTTTGCGCCTGGTGTTATTTTAGTATCCCTTTCTCCCACATTTACAAAATATACAAAAATTTCTCCCATGTAGCCTGGATCAATAACCCCTGCTCTTGTGATCAATCCGGACTTTACTATGCTTCCTCTGTCTTTGATGAGACCCACACAATTTTCTGGAATTTTAATTCTGATTCCTGTCGGAATCTCTACTTGTTGCTCTCCGTAAACAGACCACTTATTCCTACCCAGAATAATCAATTCTGGACCCATATTATAAAGATCTAGGCCGGTGGACTCACCATTATAAGCGGGTGTGTATTTATTGGGATCGATTCCTAATTGAGGTAAAATAACCTGTGCTTCTTCTGTTAGGCATATCTTTATTTTACTCTTCATCTGAACCGTTTACCTCTGCCCATTTCTTCTTTAATAATTGCTTCATTTCAGTATTTGTCTGTTTGACGGCTTCATCAAGAGTTAAGGCCGATTCATCTAAAATCTTAAAAGCGCTTTTAGATGTGTCAATGTCTAGCGGGAAAACAATTCCATCTTTTCCGGCCCTATTTTTAGCAATAAAAAGTCTTCCAGAGCTTGTAGCTTTTTCTGCAGGTTTTCTAGAAATAGATACGACGACGTCGGCTACCATAGCCTTTCCATAGGCTTCTGACATGTTCTCGAGGCCCACAATATCTGATTTCGCAGATTCTCTGTTAGCTTGTGATGCAGTCCAAATTGGAATATTCATGTCCATGGCAAGATTTCTTAATTCTTCATAAATTAATTTGAGCTCATGACGCAATGAATCATAAGACTTAGTTGATCTCATAATATCAGCATAATCGACAATGATAACAGAAGGTGTGAAACCCTTTAACATTAATTTTTCAACATGATTTCTAATAGTAATCGCAGAAGCAGACCCTGTTGGATACTCTTTGATTATCAGACGACCCAATTCCATCTTATCATATTTCTCTAATACTTCTTCTTTTCTATCCTGAACTTCATTAGAAGGTACATCACAAAGATTCGAATCATACCTTAAGCCGACTGCATGTTCTGTGAGCTCAAATGTGTAATGTAAGACATTTTTTCCCACTCTCATTGCATTGGAGCCCATTGCTACCAACCAGTGTGACTTTCCTACACCAGTATTCGCAGTAACTACACCAATTTCTCCTCGGCCGAGACCCCCTCGAAGAATATCTTTCGAATCTAATCTAGGAAGACCAGTAGGGCATGCAAGTCTGTTAATTTTGATAAATCGGGCTTCTGCGTCTTCAAAAAAATCATGACCTGTACTAGACGGAAGGCCTACCGACACAGCCTTTCTCATAATTGTCAAAACAGACTCAAATTTTTCTGTTCGAATTAATTCGACTGACTCTTCTAGCGCTTCTTTGAACGCTTGCTTTCGACAAAAATCAAGAGACTTATCCTTGATATAGCTTAAATCTGACGTGTGGGGGTTCATTTTAATTCGATGCAGAAAGTTTACAATCTGGTCTCTTAAAATTGCGTCATCTTTTTGTGACAAATCATCTTTGATAATGGTTATCAACAAGCCCATTGTGGGAAAACATTTGTATTTTGTATAGTAAGCAAAAAACTTGTCAGAAAGATATTGCAAATAATTTACATCAAAAAAAGTGGGATTCATGATTTCAACCATTTGTGCTGCCCACTCCCTATCTGTCATAAAACACTGGAATATCTTTTCTTGAAAAGACTTCCCATATTTGCCAAAATGAGCTTCGTGCATTGTTTCACTCACTTGTCTGTTCTCCTTAAATTAGCTTTGATGCTAGAGAAAAAATTATCAACATCGAAATTTTTAATACCGTGTCTAGACAGAGACTTTATTAGACCAAGCTTGTCTAATTTAGTAGAAGGATCATCCATTAAAAAGTTGATCCTTCTTATATGGTCTTCAGAAAGATTGGAGATGTCCAAAAACATCAATTTCCAATTTCTTTTAGCAATTGACGCGTTCTCAATGATGCTAGTATAAGCCACTAATTGTGCTTTTTCAATTAACTTTTTTGATTCTTCAATAATATCTTCGACACTGACAAATTTGTCAGTGGACAGCGAGGGGAACCGCTTAATCAAAGACCCAAAACCCACTTTTGGGACACCTGGGATCCCATCAGACGAATCCCCTACAAAACATCTTGCAGTACAGAAATTGGTGGAAGATATTCCAAATTTTTCTTTAACATCTCGAAATGTAATAAATTTTTTCTGTCCCGGCGACCACTGAATTATTCTTTTTGAAAGTAGCTGGTACAAGTCTTTATCAGAAGATGCCACTACTATCCTTTCATCTTTCAAAACATGCTTAGTTAGGTATCCAATGACATCATCGGCTTCACAGTCAGGAACATAAACTTGTTCCACAGGTGTGTTCTTGAGAAGATCAATTGTGAGCCCAATTTGATCGCCTCTATTTTCTACTGTGTCTGGTAAGTCATCTTTGTAGTATCTATTTAGTTTTTGTGGGCGCTTGCCCTGCTTATAATCTTTAAAAATGGCTCTTCTCCTAGAGGAGCCTCCGCCTTCCCAAGCGATTATAATCCTAGATGGACCGATTCGATTCGATAACAGCTTAATTGTGTTTAAAAACCCGACAGTGCCGCCGACATGAAGACCAGATTCATTTAAAGATGGGTTTACGACAAAGTGTCTCATGAAGACATTGAGACCATCAATAAGCAGAACGGGTCTCTTCGTCACACCTAAGCCTCAGGATCTATCATGGAGTCAGACTCTAAATCTATGGTTACAGCTCGAACCTCTTCGTATGATTCACTATCAAAATTACTCATACTGTTGCTGTTTGACATAACCCTTATTAGAGCTTTTTCCAAAAGATCATCACAATATCCGGAAAATTCAGGATCATCTAAAATTTTATCAAAATCTGATTTGAAGAATTTTTTCTCAATAATCACTTCACCCGTATCTTCGTTGGAAACAATCAATGACTTCCAAGATCCAGATCCTGTCAGCTGGATTTCCTTTCCATCTATTATTTCCGATCCATGCTTTCTGAGAAAGTCAAAAATTTGTTCATGTTCCTTGATGCCAATCCCAAAATGAATCTCAAAATTGCATGCCCTGAACGGTGCTGACACTTTATTTTTAATCGTCTTGGCTGACACGTGAATTCCAATCACTTCCTTGTCTTTATTCTCAATTCTCTGGCCTGCTCCCAGCTTAATCCGAACTGATGAGTGGAATGGAATTGCCTTGCCTCCTGGCGTCGTCGTTGGGTCACCATACATCACACCTATCTTCGTCCTGATCTGATTTAGGATCAAGAATAAAACATTCTGATTTGCAATCACCCCGGTAATTTTTCGCATACCCTTTGATATTGCACGTGCTTGCAAACCGATTGACTCCTTGTCATAATCACCGATGAGCTCTGCCTTAGGCGAACTTGCGGCAACAGAATCCCAAATAATCGTGATGGGAACATCTTTGTCCATTGCCTTGGCTCTCATAATAGTAGCTTCAGCGATCGAAAGGACTTCTTCAGTACAGTGTGTATCGACATACACAAAACGCTTGCTGATATCAACGCCCAGGAGGCCTAAATTCTCAACGCTGGTTGCGTTTTCTGTATCAATATAAACAACAATTCCGCCCATGTGCTGAGTAGACCTGGCGACCTGAATTGCCAAGTGTGATTTTCCGATTCCAGGGGGGCCAAAAACTTCTACGATTCTCCCCTCTGGAAGACCTCCGTTGCGTCTATTGGCAATAATGTAATCGAGCTGTTTGGATCCTGTGCTTATCCATCTGTCTACATGCGTAGGAGATGAGTCATATGCAAGATTATAAGCAACCTTGGATCCGTGCTCCTTGTTTAATGACTTTATCAAGTCGTCTGTGAAGTCGTTTACTTCACTTTTCTTTTTTGACATATATAACTCCCTCTACCTAGGATCAATTCTAAGCAAATAGAAAAAAGTGTACACACCATAAAAAAAACAAGGTGCTAAAAGCACCTTGTTTTTAAAAGACTTTCTCTAATGGGAGAATTAATGCCTAGATATCTTCGAGATCAGCAAAAGCTTCGTCAAGCGACTTGTACTTTTTAGACTCCTGAACGGACGTCGGAATTGATGCAGTCGAGGCCTCGAGGGTGCTTGCGGTGTTACCTCCGCGAGAAGTTCCAAAATCGTCAGTTGACTCGTCAGTCCCATTCAGCCAATCATTGACGATTTTTTCAAGCTCTTCGTAAGTCTTAAGCGTAAACAGTTCATCCAGATTGGGAATTTGATCAAGATACCCCTTTGCTTGTGACTTGTCTTCGGACAATGGGCAGCTTCTTCCTCGTGGCCGAACTTCAGTAGAAGCCCACATTCGCCCGGGAGTCTTTGTGCACACAACCTTGACATCTCTGCCATCGAGAGGATCTGTGATGTCTCCATAGTCCTCATCAAGCATAATGTTGAGAAGCGACTGATACACTGTCTTCCCAAAGGCCCAAATTCGAATTCCCCTATCTTCCTCACCTCTCACCAGGACAGGAGCATAGCTTCTCATCTTTGGATAGAGCTTTTTTGCAAGATCATAAGACTCTTTAGACCCATCATCTCGAAGCTTATTGATCAATTCTTGAATAGGATCTGGCTTTCCAAATTGATACGGTGCCAAAAGGCCTGGGTTATTCCCAATGTTATAATAAAACCAGCGCTCCTTAAACGGTTGACCGTCATTATCAGGAAATGAAAGAAGCCTCACAGTTGCTTCTTCACCCTCCTGTGGGCGCCACATCGTGTTTCTCTTAGAATTATTGCCTGAAAGTTGGTTCAACTTTCTTCTAATCGCATCTAAATCAAGTGCCATTTTTAACCTCCAAATGTTTAGTATGACAACTTTTTAATAAGTCATTTTATTTTAAGATTTATCTTTTAAATGTTCAAACTATCTTATTTTTTTTTGCGAGGACGTCTCGGTCGACCTGGATAATTCGGACCAGCGCCGAGCGGGACAGAAACCCCGGCAACACCCCCAGAAGACACTTCTTGCTCTTCTCGTCCCTCAACTTCATCAGGCTCGATCAAAAGATCTTTCCCTTTGACTTTGAGTTCTTTTTCAATTAGCGTTCTGATGTATCTTCTTAGTGGATGCATGAATATAACTATTCACTCGAATTTACTACCGACCTAGCAAAATGGAGAACAGCAGTCAGGACTGATTTATTTTTTCCATAAAATCCATTTTCCGGAAAGTGAAGTCCCTGGCTAGTCAAAATAGCTATCCACTCTTCCTGAGAGACTTCTAGGCCGTATTTTTGTAAAAGGTAGAGTGTTCTATGGGCGGCCGACATTTTTGGACATTTCTCATTATACTTGAAATGTTGTCCTAACTTTTCTCGGTGCCATTGTGAGTCCTGTGATAGAAAAAGCTCTTCCTCCAGTGAGCCCAGCTTTCCCAACTCGTGAACTAGACTCACCCTTACAGCACTTTTTGGATCACAGAGCCCTTTTGAAAAGTTTTTTGAAGAAATGGCGACTTGACTAGAAAAATGAACCAGATCTCCGTACGATCCGCCCTCATCTAAAATTAGTCCTCTCGGACAAGTGACTAATCTCGTTCCGAAATCATCCAAAAATTTATCGACTTTTGTCTCGTCGAAATATTTTCTAAAAATTTTAACATAAGACTCATACTGAGTCAATAATTTATCTGTATCCATGATTAAAATTTATAAAAAATTGAAAAAATGTTCAAATGGAATAGATTAGGAGCTCACTTTTATGACCCGATCCAAATTGAAGACCTCCTGAGAGTGATAAAAAATTAGCATTTTTTGCAGCAGTCAATGTATATGCCAAAAATCTTATCCCATTCTTTCTATCAAGACTATTCATAGTCACAGCAACAACATTTGTATCTGACTCTGTTTTGTCGCCCACGACGATATCGACTGTCTTCTTGGCACCCGTATATGCTTCCTGCATCACCGCATTTCCGTGTATGGCTCTTCGAAGGATGTCAAGTGCAGCATCTAAATCGCCTCCGGAAGCTACGGAGGTCACACCCAAATCTGACAGGAGGCCTTTCGGGTCGCTCTCAGCTCGAGCTCCTGCTTCTGAGATGAATTTCTTGGCGCGGCCGCCTGAACCGAATGCACCTGTGGTGCTGATGATACCCTGGTTTCTTGCTGTGCCTCCGGATCTCGCTCCACCACCGCTATCTTGAGATGACGGCTCGGCTTGGTCTGCGGAGGTAGGTGCCTCTTGCCAGGCGCGTTCAGCGTCGGCAGCTGCTGTTGTGAAGGGATTGCCCGCGAAGGGGTCGGTGCCGAATTCCATGGAGTTGACATCTTCTTCTTTCAAGAGTCTAAAAAGAGTTCTGCGTATTTTTTTGTCTAGGGCCTTATCATTCATCTGTTTTCCTAGTCACTGGGAGACTTGAGAGACCTTCGCAACAAACGACCAATCTCCGAGATTTAAATTAATTATCTTCTTGCTCAACAAATCGCTTGAAAGTTCCTCGGTGCAGTCTATTAAAAGTGCATCATGAATAACATACAGGGGCACCACGCTGTCTGGCAAGGCCTTGCACCACTCAGAAAACAAGACAATTGAAAGCTCTGCTGCAGAGCTTTGTAAAAAGTAGCTCATGAGCAGTCGCCGATCCTGATCTGGTAGACGTATAGGCCGGCCCATCACATTTCGAAGGTTCTTTTCTCTCTGTTTTAAAGTGAGCATCCTCTCAAGATCCGACGCACCAAAAAATTTTCTTGTCTTTTCAATGACAATATTTGGATTAATGCTATCAGGCAATTGGGCCTTTAGGTTCTTGGGAGACTGTCCGTAGAGAGCACAGAGTGTTATCAATTTAGCCTCACCTCTAGTGACCTGCCCTCCCAAGATATTTTTTGCTATGTGATCATAGACATCACCAGCGCATTCTCTTCCTAGCGCATTAAGGGCAATATTGGGCTCAGCTGCAGAAATATCAATCTGCAAGACCTTGCCTCTCAAAAATCTACTCTTAAACGACTTGCGAACGTCTGTCTTAGTCGTCAAAATCTGCGGTCCTGACTTGACTATCAATCTTCCAGTAGATGATCCAGACATACTGTACGATATTTTTTGTACTTTTCCGTCCGAATTCGGCATAAATTTCATCATCTTATCAGCAGAGGCCTGATGCTTTGTGGACTCCGCAATTTTATTTAGAGCGGATGAATCCACAATGGGCGCAGAAAGCTCTCTAAGGAATCTCTTAATGCACAAATAGGTTACAAGGTATTCCCTATTCTCGATGTCTTCTAGGATCAATTCTAGCTGCTCTGTGATACAATTTAAGCGGTCTTTGACGTATTTTCTGGGCAGTGACTTAAAAAGAGCATCGTCAGACAAATTCAGGACTTTCTGCATCTTTCTATACCGATCATGAACTAGGCGGCTTTCTCTCGCAGACAAGATTTTGAAAAACTCTA